GATTGGAAGGGGGGAGAGACTTTAACACATATTTGGGGGAAAGTAACGGAGGGCGACCTTCTAAAGAATTTGCATTAACAATTGATTGTGCAAAAGAAATTTCAATGCGCCAAAGAACAAATAAAGGAAAAGAAGCAAGACTTTACTTTATTGAGAGCGAAAAACAATTAAGCCTAAAAACCCCACAGACGTAGCTGGAAGCATTAAAGGAATTAGTAGCAACCGAAGAAGAAAAACAGCAACTTTTAGAATCAAACAAGCAGTTAGAAACAAAAGTAGATAATCTAAGTACTGCCTTTATGTACGAGAGTAATTGGTTATCTATTTTAAAAGTTTCCATGCACAACAAAGTAAGCGAGAAAGTATTTGATTGGAGAAAGCTAAAGCAAGCAAGCGACAAAATGGGTTATGAAGTAAAAAAGATGCAATCCAGACGCTTTAAATATCAGAATTTATACCATATTGACACTTTCAGAGTATGCTATCCGCAGTATAATTATAACTTTAAAGAAAATTAATATGGAAAATCAAGAATGGTATCCGTTCTACTTTAATGGCAAAGAAACAGACATTGAAGTAACTAAAGATGGAAGAGCAAGAAGAGTTTATAAAGATTGGAAAATTTATCCAAATGACAAAATAAGGAATTTAGTAGGGGAAATTGACTTTAATAAAAGAACCTTAGCTAGGGGGTATGTTTATGTTTCTTTTAGTGTAAAAGATGAACAATCTAAAAGCAGAGGTTTGCATCAAATATTAGCAAGTGTATTTTTGGGTCATACTATAAATAAATTTGATAAGATTATTGACCATATAGATAATAATCCATTGAATAATAACATAAACAATTTACAAATAGTAACTCCAAGATTTAATAGTATTAAAGATAAAAAAAATAGATTTATTATTAAAAAAAATGCAAATGTGTATAGACTTAAATTTAAAATTAGAAATAATGAATACACAATAAATTTTGGAAGTATTGAAGAATCGGAAAATTTTAAAAATAAAATTTTAGATTTAGAAAATAAAAATATAAATGGAGAATTTGAAGCAGAAATAAATGATTTTATTAAAAATCTAAAAAATAAGCAAAAATTAGAAAAACAATCAGAAATTTATATTACTCAATTAGAAAAATATAAAAATAAAAGTAAAACATTTATTGCTGAGTTTTTACTACAATTTATTAAAGAAAATAACTTGAAAGATAATTTGAATGATTTTTTTAATAATTATAAATTCAAAAACAAACATTATAAGCATAAAGTAAAACAAACAATGTTAATCTTTAATAGTAGATTTGAAAATAATTAAAATTTTTCTTTTTTATCAATACCAATACTATTAATTTTGTTTTGTAATTTTTTTCATAGTTGTAATTAGTTTAGGGTGATGAATAAAGGTGTCGGATTCGATGCCTTTTATTTTTCAAAAATGAAAATAGAACCAAATTTTAAAAATATATTATTATGCAAGAACTAAGACTTAAAATTTTTCAGCAAAACCTAATAGGAAAGCAAGTAAATGTATTACAACATAATTACGTTGAATGCACAGGTGAATTACTCGAATTAAGCATTTCTAGCGACTTACAATACATAACAGTAAGACAAGACTGCAAACACGGCAGAAAGATAACTAAAGATGCAAGAATCTACCTAAAAAATGTCAAATCAATTGATAAGGTTTAAGCTACATAAAATATTTTTAAAAATAATATTTTTATAAAATGATACGCAAATGGACTGAAAACGAAAAAGAATTTTTAAGAAAGAATTACAAGGATATGCCTATTCAAACTATTGCTAAGAAACTAGATAGATCCTTTCATGCAATAAATACTTATGCTTGTAAACTTAGATTAAAACGTAGTGAAGCTTATATATTAAAACAAAAAGCAGAACTTTTAAGAAATAGCAGAAAGCATCAATTCAAAAAAGGTAATATACCGCATAATTTAGGAGTGCAAATGCCTTTAGAGATTAAAGAAAAAATTAAACATACTTTTTTTCATAAAGGACATACTCCACATAATAGCAAACCAATTGGAACTGAAAGAATTGATTCAGAAGACTATGTAGTAATAAAAGTTGCAGAGCCTAATGTTTGGAAATCAAAGCATATAGTTGAATATGAAAAAGTACATGGAAAAGTAAAAAAAGGATTTAAAGTAATATTTGCAGACGGTAATAAACGTAATTTCGACATAGATAATTTACTATGTATTTCGGGAGCTGACTTACTTAAAAGAAATAATCCACGTTGCTATCCAGACGAATTACAAGAATTAAGATTAATGTTAAAAAAACTAAATAATAAAATAAACAGACTTACAAGACATGAAAAACAGTATCGAAGACCTTAGAAACAATCTTTTTGTAGCACTAGAACACGCAATCGATGATGAATCTAAAATGCCAGTACAAAAATTAATCGCAACGGCACAATTGGGCAAAGTAATATTAGATTCTGCTAAATTAGAACTTCAATTTTTAAAGCACAAAAAAGCAATTTCAAAAGAAATGAGTACTTTTATGAAAGATGATGATAGATTATTAGAATAAATGAAATTTATAAATAAATAAAATTTATTAATAAATAAAATTCAAAATATCATAAGTTGAAATCTGCTAAACTATCTATGCCGTATTGAGTGTAGATAGTTTTTTTTATTACTTCACGATAATATTATCCTAAAGTTTATATTTTACAAAAATACTCTTATTTTATTTGTTTGCAAGTATTGTATTTTACTAAATTATTAGTAACTTTGTAATGTCAATAAGGCACAAAATAAACTAAACTAAACAATTACAAAAATGGAACTTATTAGAGAATTTTCAGAAGGTGGAATTGGTAAAAAAGAGTATGCTCTCTTTCATAATGGAGAAGTATTCACCATTGGATTTCAAAATAACAAAACTAACTTTTTTTATATAAAAGGAAGCTCGTTCAAAATACATGAAATAGTTCGTAGCGAGTTTTCAAAAGAAGTTGCTATTACATCAATAGAAAAAGCAATAAAAGAAAGAATTGCAAAAAGAGAAATATATAATAAAGCAATCGCTCAAAAAAATGCGTTATTGTCAAAAGTGGTACTTGTTAGAGTACCAAAAAAAGATGATTTCAATAAAATGGCACATGGCGAAATTGACCCTGATGACATGGAGTATATAACGGCGTATGATGTAAAAAACTTAACAATTGAAGAAAAAGAAACATTCATGTACTTATTTCGACAGAATTTAATATAATGACTGAATTAAATGTATTTACTTGCAAAGCAAAAAAAATAAACCAATAGTTAACCATTTAATCAATCAATCCTTTCGGTGGTGGTAACCGAATATAAACTTATGACAATGATAACAAATCAAACAGCTCTTGGATACCCATTTTCTTCAGCAGAAAAAATACTGCCAACGCATTTCCAATTAAAATGGGGTGCTGGCAGTAGACCAATAATTAATATTCCGTTTAACACGGAATACCAAAAAGTAAAAGCAGGAAAGCAAGGCGAGGTTTATTCTTGCGAAAGCTGGTCAGATTATGTGTCTGGCGGTTATGGATGCGGTATTGTCTTTAATAATGTCGATATTTCGACAAAATTTAGAGAAAATAATAGTAGCGGATTAGATTCTATCTTTAAAGGATCTAACCCTATTATTAATCTTAAAGGCGGGGATAAAACAATTGCTATTTTTGAAGGAAATAGGGCAAAAGAATTTATTGAAAAGGTTGGGAGGTTTATTCCAACGTCAAATGGAGGGGGACAAGGTATAACTATTGTGTTTTTATAAAAAATACGAGCATCAGGCAAACAACTCTTAAAATAAAACTTAATTAGCTCAATTTTATATTGAGCTTTTTTTATTTTATATTGTAATAGAGTTTTTGTATTTTTGTAAAAATTGTATTATTATGGCATACAAAACAGAAGAATTATTTGAAACAGCAAAAAAAGTAATTAAAAAACATAACCTTTTTTTTATTGAAGATGTAGTAGCTTATTTACCTTGTACTAAATCTACATTTTATTTGCATTTTTCGGTCGATTCGGACAACTATAAAGAAATAATAGAGGAATTGGAAAGAAATAGAAATAAAAAGAAAATTGAATTAAGGAATAGATGGAGTAAATTAGACACTCCAGCTTTACAATTATCTCTTTATAAATTACTTTCAACTCCAGACGAATTAAGAAAATTATCAATGCAGACAGTAGAACAAAATACTGAATTGAAATTAGTTTGGAACGAAGAAAAAACTTATAATACAAATGAAGCTATCGATTAAACAAACATTGACATTGGATTATTTAGAAAATAATAATGTTAATGAAATTTTATTCGGTGGAGGTGCAGGCGGTGGAAAAAGTATTCTTGGTTGCTATTGGCAAATAAAAACAAGGTTAAAATACGCAGGTACACGTGGATTGATAGGTAGAGCATCTTTAAAAACTTTAAAGGAAACTACCTTGCAATCCTTTTTTTTTGTTGCTCAAATGCAAGGATTAAAAGCTAATGTACATTTTAAGTTTAATCAGCAGTCAAATGTAATTACTTTCTTCAATGGTTCTCAAATACTTTTAAAAGATTTGTTTCTATATCCAAGCGACCCAAACTTTGATGAGCTTGGCTCACTTGAAATAACTGATGCTTTTATAGACGAAGCAAACCAAATAGTTGACAAGGCAAAAAGTATTTTAAAGTCACGTATTAGATATAAATTAGACGAAAATAATTTAATACCGAAAATACTTTATACTTGCAATCCTGCCAAAAATTGGACGTATCAAGAATTTTATTTACCTAGTAAAAAAGGTGAATTACAAGAAAATAAAAAGTTTGTACAAAGTCTTGTCACTGATAATCCTAACATTTCTAAGCATTATATTGAAAATTTAAAGCTATTACCAAAGGAGCAAAGGGAACGTTTATTGTATGGTAATTGGGAATACGACGACGACCCTTCATCCCTTATTAGCTACGAAAATATATTAAATTGCTTTACAAATACATTTGTACAGCAAGGAATAAGTTATATTACGGCAGATATTGCACGTTTTGGACGAGATAAAACCGTCATTGGTATTTGGTCAGGTTGGAGACTTGAACAAGTGCAAACGATTGAAAAAAGTTCTTTAGATGTAGTAGTTCAGAAAATAAACGATTTAAGGAATTTATTTAATATACCTTTATCAAATATTATTGTCGATGAAGATGGAGTTGGCGGAGGTGTCAAAGACTTTTTAAATTGTAAAGGTTTTATCAATAATTCATCACCTATCAAATTGAATAATTCTGATGCTAACTTTAATAATATCAAATCTCAATGCTATTTTGGATTAGCTGAAAAAATAAATAAAAACGAAGTATTTTTTAATACAACTGGCATACATAAAGAAGCTATTATTGAAGAATTACAATATGTCAAACAAGACAAAATGGATTCTGATAATAAAAAGCAAGTGTTAAGAAAAGAAAAGGTCAAAGAATTATTAAATCGTTCTCCCGATTATTCTGATATGATAATGATGAGATATTTTTTTGAGTTAAATAATAAACCAATCGAGTGGAAAATATACTAATATAAAATTTAATTAAAATTTATGAATATACTTGAATTTTTAGGATTAAAAAAAAAGCAGTTAGTTTTGCCAGATTATGACAAGCTACCTGCACAACTTATATTTAGACAGTTCGGAGCTTCTCCCGTTTTATATTACGCTGAAAATTCAGACAACTATCTTAAAAAAGGGTTTGAGGGTAATCACGTAGTATTTACTATTGCCGATTATTGTGGCAGAAAGTTGACTACTATTCCGCCAATTTTATACAAAGTAAAAGACAAATCAGCTCAAAAAGATTATAACTATCTACGTAAAGAAGGCAGTTATCATAACTACCGTGAATCTTTAAGAATAAAAGCAAAAGCATTTGATGAAGTTAGAAGTCATCCAATTTTAGATATATTAGCAAAACCAAACCCGACAATGAATTGGGATGAATTTGTTTATGGATATTTTGTTTATAAAAAGTTTGTCGGACGTTCTGTAATTCAAGGAGTATCTACCGATACAGGAATTAACAAAGGCAAACCACAGGAGCTTTGGCTATTACCTGCAAACTATATTCAAGCAGTATCAGGAAGTAATTTAAACATCATAGACTATTACCAAGATTCACGCAACCCAGAGTTTAAAATTCCGACAGACCAAGTTTTAATGATTAGAAATTTTAGTTCTGATTATAGCGTGCCTGGTGGTCATCTGTCGGGTATGTCTGTACTAAAGTCTGCATCAAAACTTTTAACAAAAAGTAATAGTGCAATGGATGCAGAAACAGAAAGCTTACAAAATAGAGGTGCAAGGACATTGGTTTATCCTCAAATACCTAAAGAAATGCTTGGCGGAGGAATAACAATGCCCGATGGACAAACGATTGATGCTATGAATATGGCATTAAATAAACGTTTAAAAGAAGCAGGAAATCAAGGAGTAGTTTTAAACTCATTGCCTTTAGGAATTGCTCAAATAGGATTGTCGCCAGTTGATTTGCAAATATTAGAAACAAATCGTTTTGATATTCAAATGTGGTGTAGCTTATTTCACGTTGATTCAAGAGTTATTTTCAATGACCATACAAGCTCAACTTTGGATAATATGAAAACAGCTCGTTTAAATACTATTACAGATGGAATATTCCCAGACATCGAAGCATTGAAAAACGGATTGAATGAGTTTTTGGTTAAGAAATGGGATAATACACTTGTACTTGACTTTGATTATACTATATTACCCGAAATTCAGGATAATCTTAGACAAGTAGCTAAAGATATGAAAGAGGCTGAGGTATTTACTGTAAATGAGATTAGGGAAATGTGGAAGTATGGAAATTATGAGGGAGAAAATGCAGATAAAATACTAATTAGTAGCAGTAAACAAATTTTAGATGATTTATCGTCAAGTTTGCCAAATGTTACTGATACAAATGTAGCAGGTTATTGATTTACAATATTGTAGTACAATATTGTTTACAATTGTAATACAATTATAATTTAATTAAGTAAATGACAAGAAAAGAAAAGATTGAATATTGGAAACGATATAGCAAGATTAATAATAAATTAGAACGTTTTGCCTATAAAAGCATTTTAAACGTATTTAAAAAGCAAGGAATTGAATTTACAAATGTAGCTAATGAATTTAGTTTTGAATACGCTTTGAATCGTTTAAATGACATTGTTAAGCAATCTGATTTTCAATCTTTCTTTGATGACTATTATTTTAAAGCTGGGCAAATGCTTTTAAAATTCTATAATGATGAATTAAAAAAGCAAGTTCAGCAGATGCAAAGTAAAAATATACAACCTATCAATATCGGATTTAGAGATAAGCAAAAGATTGAAGAATTAGGCAAAGTTTCACAAAGAGATGATGTTGGTCATAAAATTACAAGTATTACAGATTATACTCGTACATTAATTAGAAATGCAATTACTCAATCTATAAATGATAACTTGCCAAAACGTGACATGGCAAAGAAAATATTTGATATTACACAAGGTCAAATAGGCAAGAAACGAGGTTTATTAATTGCACGTACTGAAACAACTTTTATAAGTTCAGTTTCTGCAGAAATAAATATCCAAGGAAACGGATTTAAAATGAATAAGATTTGGATAGCGACAGCAGATGCAAGAACTAGAGAAGCTCATTTGGCAATGCTAAATTCAGAAGCTATCGGACAAGATGAATTATTTATGGTTGGAGGAGTTAAAATGAAGTATCCAGGTGATTGGGCAGGAGGTGCAGAAAATTGTTGCAATTGTAGATGTGCAATAGCTTATATACCTGCACCATTAGAAGAACAAAATATACCACAATCAAACAATACACAAAGCGGTAATGCTTTAAGCAATGCAGTTTTAAGTTCTTTAATAGCACAATTATTTTAATCTAAATTAGATTTTAATCTAATCCATAAAAGTTTTTAAGCTGTTTATAAGTAATAAAATCAGCTCCACGTTTACCATCTACTGAAGTACGCTTGTTTAATGCAATGCGTACTTTTTTCATTTTTGCTAAAGCGGCATTCCTTCCGCAGTTAAATATCTTCATAACGTCTTTCACGCATACTACTTGCCAATCTTCCATATTTATTAAAAGTCCAATTAAGTATTATTAAGTACAAAGTTAGAATATTTAACTTTTTTTTTCAATTAATTTCGTTCAAATCTATAAAAAGACGTATGAGAGGACTAACGTACAAAAATATAAATACAGAAATATTGGATATTGACCCAAGCAAAAGAACCGTAGTAGCTTACGTTTCAAAGTTTGGAAATATTGATTTAGATGGTGATGTAATGATGCCTGGTTGTTACAAGAAATCTATTAATGAGCGTGGAAGTGCAGGCACAAATGAATTATTTCACTTGTCAAACCATAGAACACAACCCGAATTTGTACTTAGTAAACCTATTTTTGAAGAAGATTCATTTGGTTTAAAAATGACTTCGACAATTAGAGATTCTTATCATGGAAATGATATTTTAAAAGGCTATCAGGATGGAATTTGGAATCAACATTCTGTTATGTTTTCAGTGCCAAAAGGAAAATATGAATGCAAAGTTGATTCAGACGGAAACGAGTATAATGTAATTTATGAAGCAAAATTATATGAGGGTTCAACGGTTCTATGGGGTGCAAATCCAGAAACGCCAACTCTCGAAGTAAAGAATATATTTTCACAAGTATTCAATAATGATTTAACAAAAGTATTTGGGCAGTTGCAAAAGCTAACTAAAGCTTATAAGAAAGGCACTTTTACAGATGAGTTTTTCCCATTATTGGAAATTGAAATTAAGATGTTAGAATCTATTATTACAGAAAACTTTGTCGAAAAAAATAGCATTGCAGTCGCAAATGAAGCATTGCAAACGCCAAAAACCGATGAAGGTTTGGAATTAATAAAATGGTTCTCAAATAATATTTAAAACTTTAAAAACTACAAAAAAAGATGAATATCGAAGAAGCAAAACAAGGTATCGAAAGTGCAATTGATGCACGTTTAAGTAAATATGAAGAGCAGGCTAAATTGTCAGCTAAAGGAATTGAAGAATCATTGAAAAATGAGCTTAACAACTTGCTTTCAAAGCACTCTGAAATCAGCGAACAAGTTAAGTCTTTAGCTAAACAACAAGATGCTATCGAACTTGCAACAAAAAGAACAAATCAGCAGTTTGAAAATAAATCAAAGTCTTTTTACGCTGACTTAGCAGAACAAGCTAACAACGCAAAAGAAGAAATTGAAAGAATCCGCAATCGTAAATCAAGAGGTATCTCTTTTGATATTGAAGCAGGTCAAGAATTGTTACAAAGCAAAGCGGTTGGTAACGTAACAATCGGAGCATCTACAACTGGTACTTTGCCAACAATGTTTGGTCAAAATATCACTTCAACTCCGAACCGTAAACAACACGTAAGAGGTTTGATTCCGTCAGTTCCTTTGACTGATGCTATCTATTCATTCCCACGTTATACGAACGGAGAAGGTTCTGTAGGTATTCAAACAGAAGGTTCGGCAAAAGCTCAAACAGATGCTGACATCGCTTATGTAACTTCTACTCCAATCGTAATTGCTCATTTCCAACGTCATTCGGAGCAAATCTTACAAGATATTCCTCGCTTGTTGGCATTTACTTCAGGTCGTATGGTTGAACAACTATTGGACAAAGAAGATGATGAAATACTAAATGGTGCAGGTGGCTCAAATCGTTTGAATGGTATCATTACACAGGCTACTGCATACGCTCCGACAGGTTCGGCAAACACTTCAAATGCTGATAGATTCTCGTATCTTTTGAATGCTATTTCTCAATTAGCACAAGCTAACTATACTCCAAACGGTGTATTGGTTAATCCTTATGCTTATTATGAATTGATGCAAATCAAGACTTCTACAAAAGAATATACAATGCCTTATGCTGGCGTAACTTTTGTTGATGGTACATTAAGAATTGCAGGTGTTCCAGTTTATCAATCAACAGCTTGTGCAACAAACGCATTTACAGTTGGTGATTGGTCGCAAGCTGAATTACTTGTAAGAAATGCAATTCAAGTTGATATTTCACGTGAAGACAGCGACAATTTCCAAAAGAATTTAGTTACTGTACGTGTTGAGGAAAGAGTAGGATTAGCAGTTTATCAACCAGGTGCATTTATTACAGGAACTTGGACAGCCTTGGCATCTTGATAAATAGTTTTTAAAAATAAATTTTCCAAAAATTAGTTTTATGGCTTGTCAAGTTCAAATATTTGGCAAGCCTTTTTTATAAAAAAGTTTTTTTCTAAATAACAAAGTTTATACTTAAAGTTATGAATATATTATTTCATTTACACGCCTATCCAAACACAAATCTTTCAGGAGCTGAAATGATGGCTCACAGAATAGCAAAGTTTCTACAATCAAAAGGACATAATATAAAAGTTATCAATGGAAGTTGTAATAATAATTCTGTATTTGAAGGAATAGAAGTAATTGGATTTAATTTAAACAAGAATGACCACGATTTGTGGCTTTGGGCGGACGTTGTAGTCACTCACTTGGTAAATACTCACTATTGTTTAAATCAGGCTCGTAAATACAATAAAAAGCTAATTCATCTTATACATAATAGTTTCAGTGACCATATTTTAAAAGTTCGTGAAAATGCAAACTATTTAGTTTATAATTCAGACTATGTAAGACTAATATTAGGTTATAATCATCCTTACACTATTTGTATTCCTCCAGTTAATTATAGAGATTATGAAGTAAACAATAAAGGGTCTTATATTACTTTGGTAAATCTAAACGAAAATAAAGGCGGTAGAATATTAATAGAAATTGCAAAAAGATTGCCAGAATATAAATTTTTAGCAATAGAGGGCGGATATTATGACCAAATAAAAGATGAATCAATAAAGAATATCAAATACTTACCTCCGCAAGTAGATATGAAGAAGATTTATAATAAAACTAAACTTTTATTAATGCCTTCCGAATATGAAAGTTGGGGACAAGTAGCAATAGAAGCAATAGCGAGCGGAGTGCCAGTGCTATCAAGTGAAGCACAAGGATTAAAAGAAGCTTTAGGAAATGCTACTATATCAATTGATAGAAAAAATATAGATGCTTGGGTTAAATATATAAAAGTAGTTATGGAAGATTCAGCAGTTTATAGTAAATTGCAAGAGTTAAGCATTTTAAGAGCTAAAGAATTAGATCCAATACCTTATTTAGAGCGTTTAAATACATTTTTTGAACAAGTTAAAAACGTAAAATCATGGAAGCAATAAAAGTAAAACTATTAAAAGATTTTCACGGTGACGTAATAGCAAAAGCTGGAGAATCTATTGAAATGAATAAAGACAAAGCGTATTTTCACGCTAAACGTGGTAATGTTGAAATCGTAAAAACAAAAGAACTTAAAATCAAGAAAGAAAATGAAGACGTTGCTTTATGATGTTACTTTTTCAGATGAAGGTAGCGAGGTTGTCGATTTAGCTTATGTAAAATCTTTTTCTGCAATTACTACTACTACTCACGATGCTTTATTGACTAATTTAATTAAATCATGTAGGGCGGAAATAGAAAAAGTTGCAGGTATTTCTATAATTGAAAGAACTATAACTGCTGAATGGTACTCGGTAAATGAAGAATGTTCTTTGCCTTATCCAATTATCAACTCTATTACAAGCGTAGAAAGTGACGGTACGGCATTAACGGCAAACGTTGGATACAAAGTGATAGGTACAAGTAAAAAAACGATTATAGGAACTTTTCCAAGAGGTTTAAAGGTTGTTTATACTGCTGGATATGGTGCTAATTGTCCAGAAGATTTAAAACTTTGTATTGCAAAGGCAGTATTAGAAATATTTGAAAATAGAACGGGAATATCAGTTGAAAATTCAAATTTATTGCCAAATAGTTGGCGTAGTGTAGCAATTAATTATCGACCGACATGGTTAATATTTTAAAATAAAATGGTAGATAAACTAACATTAAATGCTGGTAAATTACAAGATGAATTAAGCTTTTATAATGTAACTGCAACAAGAGATGACGCTGGCGGTTTTGGAACTTCAACTAAAACGTTAGCATTTACTACGCTTGCATACATTGTTCCAGACGGATCAAGTAGAACATTTGAAGCAAATAAAAATGAAAATATAGAAA